TGGATCCTTGTATGTGCCAGTATTTTTGGTATAAAGGGTACACAAATTTTCAGAAATGGAAAAAAATAAATAGGAGCAAAAATGAGACAAAACGGAGTAAGATCAAATGTTAGATTTCCTTATGGAGAATCTGGCATGAAAAAACAAGGTGCTAACGACAGATTAGACGAGTCTTTAGGAATGCGAAGAGGAAAAGAGTCTACAAAAACACAAAGTTATAAATCTAGAAGAGATGAATCTAGAGGAGCGAGCAAATAATGGCAAACACTGGAAGAATGAATCTTGCAGAAGAATTAGGTAGAATTGATTCTGAAAGAATGGATTCAAATAGACGTGCCGAAAAAAATAGAGTTATCCACGAACTAAATGCAGGCTACAAAGGTGGCGGCAAAGTTAGAGGTTGTGGAAAAGCTACAAAAGGCAAAGGCAGAGCATACGGAAAAAATTCTTAATGGCTGGTGATTGGATACAAAAAGCAATTAAGAAACCAGGATCTTTAAGAAAATCTTTAGGTATTAAAAAAGGTAAAAAGATTCCTGCTAAAAAGTTAGCTGCGGCTGCAAAGAAAAAAGGTAAGATAGGTCAACGTGCTAGATTAGCCGAGACTTTAAAGAAAATGAGAAAAGCGTAAAATTTTAACCACAACAGGATAATGGGCCTGCTAAAAATGATAGATAGATTTTTATACAATTTTTTTTCAAAAATTGATTACATTGTTGAACTAATAGGACAGTTATTTGCACCTCGTTGTAAATGTAAAAGAAAGAAAAAATCCAATAATTAAAATAGAAGGAGAGAAGATGGATGATTTAATATTAATAGATAAACTTAAAAAAAGAATTAACGCTACCGTTCAACAAATTGGAGATTCAATGATGAGTGGTGGGGTTGACAATATGGAAAAATATAAGTATATGCTTGGACAGGCACACGCCTACCAATTAATTATACAGGAAATCTCTAACCTGCTAAAACCAAAGGAGCAAGAAAATGAGCAAGGAAACGTTATCGACATCGGAAAAGGAAGTACCAAAAATTAAACTTGGACTTCAAGATAAATACGAAGCAGAAAAAAAAGCAGAACCTCACGCAAAAAGATTAGACGAAAACAACATTAAAGATGTAGCTGACCAGTTACCAGAACCGGTTGGATATAGACTTTTAGTTTTACCTTTTACACCAAAAGAAAAAACTAAAGGTGGAATTTTATTTTCCCAAGAACAATTAGACAAAGCTAGAATCGCAACTACTTGTGGCTATGTTTTAAAAATGGGAGATCTTGCATACGCGGATAAAGAAAAATTTAATAAGCCGTGGTGTAAAGTAGGAGATTGGGTAATGTTTGCCAGATATGCTGGTGCGCGTTTACCGATTGAAGGTGGAGAAGTGCGAATATTAAACGATGATGAAGTGTTAGGGACCATTAAAGATCCTGAATCAGTTCTTCATTACATTTAACAACATAGGAAGGAAACTATGCCAGAAGAAGAAAAAAAAGTAGATAATTTAGTTGACGTAGGCGAAGAACAAGGAGCCGAAATTAATTTAGATGATAAAGGTGAACCAGAAAAAGTTGAAGCACCTGCAGAAGAAAAAATAGAAGTAGAAGAAGTACCAGCTACTTCATCAGAGTCTCAAGATAAAAGTTTTGAAAACGAAAGAGAAACTAAACTTGAAGAAAAGGACGAGTTAAAAGAATATAGTGATGGCGTTCAAAAACGTATTGCTAAACTTACTCGTAAAATGAGAGAAGCTGAAAGACAAAGAGAAGAAGCTGTAGCTTATGCTCAATCTGTTAAATATAAAAATGATCAAATGGAAGGAAGAATGTCTAAAATGGACACTTCTTATGTTTCTGAATTTGAAAGTAGAGTTAAGACAGGTCTAGCAGCAGCAAAACTAGCACTTAAAAATGCTATTGAATCCCAAGACGTAGAAGCTCAAATTGCAGCACAACAGCAATTATCAGCTTTAACAATGGATGAAGCTAGAGTTAATTCTTTAAAAGTTGCACAAGAGAACAGACCAAAAGCGCGTGAGAGAGAAGTAAACATTAATCCTCAACAACGAGCACCTCAACAACAAAGTGATCCTAGAGCTGAAGATTGGGCTTCTAGAAACAGTTGGTTTGGTAATGACTCTGCAATGACTTATACTGCCTTTGATATTCATAAAACATTGGTAGAAAAGGAAGGATTTGACCCTCAATCAAACGAATATTATACGGAAGTTGATAAAAGAATAAGACTTGAATTTCCGCATAAATTTGATAAAGTAGAGGACACTTCTACAGAAAGAGCAAGACCTGCTCAAAATGTAGCTTCGGCTAGACGTTCGGCCTCAACAGGACGCAAAAAAACTGTGAAACTCTCGCCATCACAGGTAGCAATTGCTAAAAGATTAGGCGTGCCGCTAGAAGCTTATGCAAAACAACTAAAAATCACGGAAGGAGCATAAAATGAAAAATGAAACAATAAAAACTTCTCGTGCGAGTCAAACTAGAGACAAGATTGAATCTGTAAAAGTTTGGACTCCACCCAACTCACTTGATGCACCACCAGCGCCAACTGGATATAGACATCAATGGATACGTTCCGAAATACTCGGACAAAATGATGCTAAAAATGTAGCATCATCTTTGAGAGAAGGATGGGAGTTAGTGAGAGCTGACCAATATCCCGAAACTCAATATCCAGAGATGACTGAAGGTAAATACGCTGGAGTTATTGGAGTGGGCGGCCTATTGCTGGCTAGGATACCAGAGGAGATTGCGCTTCAAATCGATGCTTATTATAAAAAGCAAAACGATGCAAAAGAAGAAGCAGTAGAGAACAATCTTATGAAGGAACAGCATCCAAGTATGAAATTCCATAAGGAATCGAATACTCGTGTAACTTTTGGTGGTACAAAGAAAAGTTAATCTTTTAACTATTCCTACCCAACAAAATAAATTAAACCCGTACTGGAGGCCCTTCGGGGCAGGTACATAAAAAGGAAACAAATACTATGGCAAATGCAAGTACAGTAGGTTTTGGGTTAAGAACGACTTCAACTGTTGGAAATACTCCAGCAACTTCTGGTCAATCTAACTACAAAATCAAATCAGGCCTAGGTGTTGGTATCTTCAAAAATAACCCAGTGTCTATTCAAGACGCGGCTGGTGGTCACCAGGGGTATTTACAAGATGCAAGTTTCGCAACAACTGATGATACAGGAGCAGGTGGAGCAGCGTTCGTTAATACAGGACATGCGCCTCTAATCGGTGTGTTTAATGGTGCTTTCTATATAGATAGCGCTACAAGCAAACCAACTTTTGCTAATTCAATTGCAGCAAGCACAACATTTGGAACTGACTATAATACAGGTAGCAGCGACGGAATAGGTTTTGTAAACGATAACCCGCAACAAGAATACGTTATTAAAGCGGATGCAATCGTTACTCAAGCTATGATCGGCGATGCTGGCTATAACACAAACAGCTTTACAGCAGGAGATGCTAAAGACGGTCAATCGACTGTTACTTTAGACATTGGTGGCGGAGCGGATGCTACTCACATGTTTAAACTTGTGAGATCAGCTGACGACCCAGAAAACAATGATCTAGGTGCAGTAGGTGCGAACGTTGTAGTATCGATTGCACAAGCTAGTAACTTGTATAACTAATCGAATAGGAGATAAATAACTATGGCAATATCAAGAGCACAACTAGTTAAAGAACTAGAGCCAGGTTTGAACGCTTTGTTCGGTCTGGAATACAAACAATACGGCGAGCAGTGGACGGCAATTTTGACACTGAATCATCTGACAGAGCTTTCGAAGAAGAAGTAATGTTAGCTGGTTTTGCAAACGCGGCAGTTAAACCTGAAGGTCAAGGGGTTGGCTACGACGATGCACAAGAAACTTACACAGCTCGTTACACTAACGAAACGATTGCATTAGCATTCGCTATCACAGAAGAAGCTATCGAAGATAACTTGTATGACAGACTTGCGTCTAGATATACAAAAGCTTTAGCAAGATCTATGGCGTCTACTAAAAATATCA